TACAAAGATAGAAAAGATGAATCTATCGCAATGAGAATCCGAAAGAAAAGAACTGCTAAACAATTAAAAGCTAGCAGGGACGAGTCTTACGGAAAATTCGGTAGCAAGATGAAGAAAAAAGGCAAAATCAATAGATAATGTCTAATAAAAAAAGTCTTCAAAAAGCGTTGCAGATGTTGCAACAAAAGAAGAAGAAAAAACCTAAAAAGCCTTCCGCACGTTTGGAGGCTTTGCGGGGAAAAAAATTTTTTAGACGTGGAGGTAGAGCATAATGTCTAGACCAGGTTTATATGCAAACATTCACGCTAAAAGAAAACGTGGCGGGAAGATGCGAAAGAAAGGTGCAAAGGGTGCACCAAAAGCGTCTGACTTTAAACGTGCAAAACAAACAGCGAGGAAAAGATAATGACAAAGTTATGTCCTAGAGGTAAAGCCGCAGCAAAAAGAAAGTTTAAGGTATACCCGTCAGCATACGCGAACGCATATGCTAGCAAAATTTGTGCAGGTAAAATTAAAGATCCCTCTGGTGTAAAACGAAAAGATTTTAAAGGTCGTAAACCAGCACGTGATGGTGGATTAATGGTTGATGTAGACATGACCACTATGATGGAAGTGTAATGGCAAAAAACGGTTTAGATAAATGGTTCAAACAAAATTGGGTAGATATTGGGAGCAGAAAAAAAGATGGTTCCTTCGCAAAGTGTGGCCGTTCAAAACAGAAAGCGGACGCAAAGAGGAAGTATCCAAAATGCGTCCCACTTGCAAAAGCCACACGGATGACAAAAGGCGAAAGGGCGAGTGCTGTCAAACGAAAGAGAGCGGTAGCCCAAGGAGTGGGTGGGAAACCTACTAACGTAAAAACATTTACGAGAAAGAAAAGAAACATGGGCGGATCAGCTAATGGAAATTCAATGATAAAACAAGCACAGAAAAATTACATTGGTAGTTATGTATCTGGAGATTTAGGAGGAGTAAACGTAGGAAATAAATCTTACGCAAAATATTATTCTAACCCTGGCTTTAAGATGCCAAAAATATCATGATTGCAAGAAGTCAAATGAGAAGACAATTATATAATAAAGGCACAATGCCTGCTAGAAACAAAAAGAATTTCAGACCCACAAAGTCTGGAGCTGGTATGACACGAGCCGGTGTCAAAGCATACCGAAGATTAAATCCCGGCTCTAAACTAAAAACAGCCGTGACAGGAAAAGTGAAGCCTGGATCAAAAGCTGCTAAGAGACGTAAATCATTCTGTGCGAGAAGTGCAGGACAGATGAAAAAATTTCCTAAAGCAGCTAAAAATCCAAACTCACGTTTACGTCAGGCAAGAAGGAGATGGAAATGTTAAAGAAAAAAGCAATAAAAAAAGTAATTAAAGGATTGGGAAAAGCGGTCAAAGCTCATACCAAACAAGCTAAGATGTTGAAAGGAGCTATAAATGGCGGATCCAAAAAAGGGAACCGGAAAAAAGCCTAAAGGCTCCGGTAGGAGGCTCTATACCGATGAGAATCCTAGAGATACTGTTGGTATTAAGTTTGCGACTCCTACTGATGCTCGTAAAACTGTTGCGAAGGTTAAAAAAATATCTAAACCGTTTGCGAGGAAGATACAAATCTTAACTGTTGGAGAACAGCGTGCCAAAGTTATGGGTAAATCAAAAGTCGCTGCAATATTTAAGAAAGGTAAAGATGCTATCAGAAGAACTCGTAGTAATAAGTAAATTACAAAAAGTATTGAAAGATGAGTATCACAACATCGGAGAGAGCATGATGTCTGGTACAGTTGACAATATGGAGAAATATAAGTATATGCTAGGACAAGCACATACGTATTTAAAAATTTTACAGGAAATCTCTAACCTGCTAAATGAAAAGGAGCAAAAAGATGAAAAAGGAACAGTTATCAAACTCGACCCCAAAAGTTAAATATGCTTTGGCCGAGAAATACGACGAACAAAATAAAGAAAAAAACAAAAAAGAAGTTGACGCTTACGAGCGTTTAAAATCAAAAGAATCAGATAAATTACCAAAACCAACTGGTTGGAGAATGTTAATTTTACCTTTTAAGATGAAAGAAAAATCTAAAGGTGGAATTATTTTTGGTCAAGAAACTTTAGAAAAACAACAGATCGGTTCGACATGTGGATTAGTTTTAGCACAAGGTCCCGATTGTTATAATGATAAAGATAGATATCCAGAAGGCCCTTGGTGTAAAAAAGGTGACTGGGTAATTTTTGCACGTTATGCAGGATCAAGAATTCAAATTGACGGGGGTGAAGTACGTTTGCTGAATGATGATGAAGTATTAGCAACAATAGAAAACCCCGAAGATATACTTCATCAATACTAAACATAGAAGGAGTAAACTATGCCAGATACAGATGATCTGAAAAAAACAGTTGACCTCGATACCTCTGGTCCAGCAATGGACGTCGATGTACCTGAAGTAAAAGAAGAGGAGATACTAGCAGAGAAAGAAGCTCCAATTGAAGAGCCTAGTGTAAGACCTGTGGTTGATGAAAAAAAACCAGAGGATAAAACTTACGAGAATGAAAGAGAAACTAAATTAGAAGAAAAGAAAGACGATAAAGAATTAGATCAATACAGTGATGGTGTTCAAAAAAGAATTGCCAAGTTAACAAAAAAATGGAGAGAGGCAGAGCGTCAAAAAGAAGAAGCTCTTACTTATGCTCAAAGTGTTTTAAAAAAACAAAAAGATGCAGAAAGTAAACTCTCTAAACTGCAACCAGATTTTGTTGCCGTCACAGAAGAAAGTATCAAATCAGGTGTAGCAGCTGCGCAAGCTAAACTTGCAGCCGCTAGAGAAGCAAATGATCTTACTGCTGAGGCAGAAGCTTTGGCTTCTATATCTGAGTTAGGATACAAAAAAGCTAAATTGAGTGAGACTAAATTAGCTCAAGAAGCTTTTGAAAAACAACAAAAGGAAAAACCAACCCCTGAAATTAACTTACAAAGAAATCAGGCAGCACAAGGAACACCAGATCCTAAAGCAAGCGCGTGGGCAGATAAAAACACGTGGTTTGGACAGGATTCTGCTATGACTTATACTGCTTTTGATCTTCATAAGAAGTTAACAGAACAGGAAGGTTTTGACCCTTCAAGTGACGAGTATTATTCTGAAATAGATAAAAGAATAAGACTTGAATTCCCGCACAAATTTGCTAATAATGATAGTTCGGGAGA